CGCCGGAACAGGTGGCAACGGCTGCACCTGAACCTGAAGTTAAAGCGCCGGAAGCAGAAGCACCCAAGACATTCTCGCAAGAGGAACTTGATGCAGCTATTGGAAAACGCCTCGCAAGAGAGCAACGTAAGTGGGAAAGAGAACAAGCACAGAGGACTGCGGAAACGCAAACCTTGAGGGCTCCGGCAGCACAGTCTGTCGATCAGTTTGAAACGCCAGAGGCTTACGCCGATGCGTTGGCCTATCAAAAGGCCGAACAATTGATCGCGCAGCGCGAAGCGGCCAAGCAGCACTCGCAAGTTCTTGAGAGTTATCACGATCTGGAAGAGGAAGCCCGTGCTAAGTATGATGACTTTGAACAAGTTGCGTACAACCCCAAGCTGCCGATTACGGACGTGATGGCCGATACGATTCGGTCTTCGGATGTTGGGCCTGAGTTAGCTTACTACCTCGGAACTAACCCCAAAGACGCAGATCGTATATCTCGCCTAGCCCCGCTTGCACAAGCAAAGGAAATTGGGAAGATTGAGGCCAAATTGGCGTCTGATCCACCAATGAAACGTACGACATCCGCGCCAGCGCCGATTTCGCCTGTCACTGCCCGATCCACTGGATCACCGGCTTATGACACTACGGACCCCAGGTCAGATAAGACCATGACGGCCTCGCAGTGGATTGAAGCCGAAAGGGCACGACAACGGAAGAAGTGGGAAGCGCAAAACCGCTAACTTTTTTTTAAGGACTTTTTTCATGGCTAATAGTATCCTAACCATTGACATGATTACTCGGAAGGCTCTCGAAATCCTCGAGAACAACCTGGTGATCACCCGTAACGTAAACCGTCAGTACGACGACAGCTTCGCTGTTGAAGGTGCCAAAATTGGTTCTACTTTGCGTATCCGCCTCCCTGACCGCGCTTTGGTCACTGACGGTGCCGCCCTGCAAGTTCAGGACGACAACGAGCAGTTCACCACTTTGTCTGTCGCCTCGCAAAAGCACATCGGCGTAAACTTCACTTCCGCTGAACTGACCATGCAGTTGGATGACTTTGCAGAGCGTGTGTTGAAGCCTCGTATCAGCCAGTTGGCCTCCAGCATTGACGCTGATGTTGCCAATGCGTACAAAACCATCGGTAACACTGTCGGCACTCCAGGCACGACTCCTTCGACTTCTTTGGTGCTGTTGCAAGCCCAGCAGAAGCTGAACGAAAACGCCGCTGTAATGTCGCCTCGCTATGCAACGGTTAACCCCGCTGCAAACGCTGGTCTGGTTGAAGGTATGAAGGGCTTGTTCAATCCTACCGACACCATCAGCAAGCAGTTCCGCAACGGCATGATGGGCACTGGCGTGTTGGGCTTTGATGAAGTCAATATGTCTCAGTCGATCAAGCAGCACACTTGCGGAAGCCGCGATGCAACTGCCGCTACGATTGTTGCCGCTTCGGTGACTTCGGAAGGTTCTGCAACTCTGAGCCTGTCGCAAGCCTCTGTGACCACAACCATCAAGGCTGGTGACGTGTTTACGATTGGTAGCGTTTTTGCTGTGAACCCGCAAACCCGTGAAACCACTGGTTCGCTGTTCCAGTTCGTAGCTTTGGCTGACGCCACCGCTGTGTCTGGCACTTGGACTGTGACTGTGGCTCCCATGTATTCCGCTGCTCACGCACTGGCTACCATGACCGCCCTGCCGCTAATCAACGCTGTTGTGACCTTCGTGGGCACCGCTTCTACTGCGTACGCACAGAACTTGGTCTACCACAAGGACGCTATCACGTTCGCTACTGCTGACTTGTTGCTGCCCCAAGGCGTTGACATGGCTGCTCGTGCGGTTCATAACGGTATCAGCTTGCGCGTTGTTCGTCAGTACGACATCAACAACGACCGTATGCCTTGCCGTATTGACGTACTGTATGGCTTCAGCACCATTCGTCCACAGATGGCTTGCCGCATCTGGGGTTAATCAATTCTTTCTAAAGGATATTTATCATGGCTTTTCCTAATGGCGCAGGCGGTTACCAAGTTGGTGACGGCAATTTGACTGAAGCCCTACTGGGCGTACAAACCATCCCCACCACCTTGACTGCGGACACTACGTTGACCGCTGCTCAAGTGGCGGTTGGTTTGGTTGTTTGCAAAAAGGCTTCTGATGCTACGTTGACTGTTACGCTGCCCACCGCAGCGTTGCTTGATGCAGCCATCACAAGTGCTAAAGTTGGTTCGTCTTTTGATCTGATTATTTGCAACAACAACGACTCCGGCACATCGTCTACCGTACCTGTTACAACTGGTACTGGTATTACGATCTTCGGTTCTGTTACCGTTCCACGTTTCGGTGCTTACACATACCGTTTTGTGAAAACTGGTGACGCTGCTTACTCGGCGTTTTTGAAGTAAACCTGGATGGGGCTTCGGCCCCGTTCTTTAAGGAATCAATATGCCAAATACCAAATCAATTGGTGTCGCTTTTGAAGACCAGCAGCTTGACGGCGCGGTGATGGGTAAGTCAGGTGGTACTGCCGGATTTTTTGGTGCTACTCCTACTAACCAACTTGCGGCGCTCACTTCGCTGAACTTCTCGACTCTCACCACTGCAAGCGTCGGCGCTTTGACCACCGCTCAGATTTCTGCCCTGCAAACTAATGTCAATGGCATTATTTCTGGCCTGAAGTCTTTGGGAATCATGGCTTCGTCTTAAACGAAAGGGAAGGGGGCCACAAGCCCCCTTTTCAGTATGGAAATTTACCTCTCTCACCCTGTTCATGGCCGCAAAGTGGCGACTATGGAACTTGAAGCAGCCTATGATGAAACAAACGGCTGGACACGATATACTCTGGATACGCCCGAAGTCTCCGAGGCGGCTCCTGTCAACGCACTGGAAGTAAAGCGCCGTCGTAGAAACGAACCCGAAGGAGCCTAGTCATGGCGACATACACCGCTGGCGATCAGATTAACCGAGCCCTTCGATTGCTTGGCGTGCTGGCCGAAGGCGAAACTACTTCTGCTTCAGTGTCGCAAGACAGCTTGACGGCGCTCAACCAGATGATTGATAGCTGGAATACCGAGCGGCTCTCGGTGTTCAGCACTCAAGACCAGGTGTTTACTTGGCCTGCGGGCTTCATCAACCGCACTCTTGGCCCAACAGGCAACTTTGTGGGAAACCGCCCCATCTTGCTGGATGACGCAACCTACTACCGCGACCCAGGCACCAATGTCAGCTTTGGCATAAAAATGATCAACCAGCAGCAGTACGACGGTATTGCTGTTAAGACGGTTACGTCTACTTACCCGCAAGTGTTGTTTATCAACATGACGTATCCTGATGTGGATATGTACATCTATCCCAAGCCTACACGGGATTTGGAGTGGCACTTTATCAGCGTTGAAGAGTTAACCCAGCCCGCCAACTTGGCGACCAACATTTTGTTCCCGCCGGGTTACTTGCGTGCTTTCACATACAACTTGGCTTGCGAGATCGCGCCTGAGTTTGGCGTAGAGCCCAGCCCCCAAGTGCAGCGAATTGCTATGACAAGCAAGCGCAATCTGAAACGCATCAACAACCCTGACGATGTGATGTCTATGCCTTACGCTATTGTGGCGACTCGTCAACGCTTTAACATTTACGCAGGAAACTACTAACATGGCAACTATCGCAATCTCATCTCTCCCCGTCGCAACTGCGGCTGCCGTTGGTGATGTCTTGCCAATTGTGCAAGGTGGCACCACAAAACAGCTTACCAACGCGCTGCTGTTTACCAGCCCCACATTGGTAACACCCGCTTTGGGTACTGTTGCCAGTGGCAACATTAGTGCTTGTACCAGTACAAGTATGGTCATGGTTACGCCTGTAATCGGTGCAGCTACAGGCACAAGCCTAGCGGTAACTGGTGCAGTCACTTCATCTGGCACGGCAGGCGTAGGCTATTCCACAGGCGCTGGCGGCGCGGTTACACAGCTAACTAGCCGCACCACAGGCGTAACGCTTAACAAGACGGCAGGCGCAATTACCATGTTTAGTGCGGCAGGCACAACGACTGCGGCAACCTTTACTGTGACCAACAGCACTGTGGCGGCAACCGATGTAATCATCTTGAATCAAAAGTCAGGCACTGATTTGTACGACTTGATGGTCACTGCGGTGGCGGCGGGTAGTTTTAACATCACATTCCGCACCACTGGCGGCACGACTACAGAAACGCCCGTATTTAACTTTGCGGTTATCAAAGCAGTTGCGGCTTAATGAAAACGCCCATCCTTGGTTCAACCTATGTAGCACGTAGCGTCAATGCTGCGGATGCCCGCATGGTAAACCTGTTTCCCGAGATCGTGCCAGAGGCAGGCAAGGAACCAGGCTTTTTAAACCGAGCGCCTGGCTTGAACTTACTTTCAACGGTAGGCACCGGCCCCGTTCGAGGGTTGTGGGCGTTTTCATCTAACGACAGCACGGCCTTTGTGGTGTCGGGCACCGAGTTGTACAAAATTACTACTGCGTACGCTGCTACGCTGATTGGCACCGTAGCTGGCACCGGCCCTGTCAGTTTGGCCGACAATGGCACTCAGTTGTTTATTGCGGCCAATGGCCCGAGTTACATATATAACAACACCACAAACGTCTTTGGTCAGATCACTGACCCTGACTTCCCCGGCGCTGCAACTGTCTGTTACCTAGACGGCTACTTTGTGTTCAACCAACCAAGCAGCCAATTGATGTGGGTAACTCAGTTGCTGGACGGCACATCCATTGACCCGCTAGAGTTTGTCAGCACCGAAGGCTCACCTGACGGTCTACTGGCCGTAACGTCCAACTTCCGCGAGGTATGGGCGTTTGGCACAAACTCCATTGAGGTCTGGTACGACTCTGGCGCGACAGACTTCCCCCTGCAACGCATTCAAGGCGCGTTTAACGAGTTAGGTTGCGCGGCTCCCTTTTCTATAGCCAAGATGGACAACGGCATTTTTTGGCTTGGCCGTGACCGCCGTGGTCAAGGTATTGTTTACCGCGCCAATGGCTATTCGGGCGTTCGCATTTCTACCCATGCTGTTGAATGGCAGATTCAGCAGTATGCTGACCTGACGGACGCTATTGCGTACACATACCAGCAAGACGGCCACAGCTTTTATGTGTTGATTTTTCCTAGCGCCAACACCAGTTGGGTTTATGACGCGGCAACGCAAGCCTGGCATGAGCGTGCAGGCTTTGCCAATGGTGAGTTTACCCGCCACCGCAGTAACTGCCAGATGGCGTTCAACAACAAAATCGTTGTCGGCGACTTTGAGAACGGCAACATCTATGCGTTTGACTTGGACGATTATTCGGACAATGGCAGCATTCAAAAGTGGCTGCGCTCATGGCGGGCGCTGCCAACCGGCCAAAACAATTTGAAGCGCACGGCGCATCACAGCTTGCAACTGGACTGCGAAACAGGTGTAGGGCTAAATCTGTACCCTGGGTATGACAGTGAAAATATTGACACTGAGTCAGGATTAGACCTTGTAGCTGAATACGTACAAACGTTTTTAGCAACGCAATCGGGCGTTACTTTAACTACCGAGGCCGGGGACGGCTCTGAACCTTTAGGCCAATACGAACTGTCGGATACCGATATTAGCGGGTACAACTTAGTGACCACGGCTTACCTTGCTGCACCAGGCTACGACCCTGAAGTTATGCTGCGCTGGTCAGATGACGGCGGTCATACTTGGAGC